AATACTGATCTTTTTTCTTACCAGTCACAATTAGCATCTGGGTCACACTTTGGATCTACTAATCTTGGTAGGTCTGTTGACATACTATTCAGATGTTTTGCTAATTCATCTCCAAGTATTTTTGCATCCCTAGTGTTTTCCTCGGTTATAAGCTCTGTTTCTTTATCTCGATAAACTCGAACTAATCGCAATCCCTTTAATAACAATTCGATCACTCGCCTATCTGCTTTAAATGTTAATCTATCCATGCTATTTCCTTATTAATTCAACAAAAGTTTCCAGAGGTAATACGACATGACTATCTCCACGATCCTCTCTAACAAGCACAATGTCACTATTTCCACAATCAAGCCACTTTGGAATTGACTTTCTACGTTTGGCTTGCCATTTTATTTTTGATCCATGATCAGATAGTTTTATATATCCATCTACATCTTCATCCATCCCTAGAGATCTACCATCACTACCCCTAGCTCTTTCAGATATAAATCCTTGATCAATAAAATAATTAACCAACTCACGTTCATAGGTATTTCCTTTTATTTTACTTTTGCTCGCCATCTATTATATCCTCATATATCTCAACCCATACTCCACATGGTTGACATTCATACATACTTACAATTCCCAACCTATCTTCAATCCCAAAATCTTGGAAATCATAATCAGATTGCCATGCGAGCTTTTTATTGCATTTATGACATGGAAACATTATTTGCCGTAGCCCTTCTTTTTATTTGCTAAATGTTCTGGATACTCATCATAGGCATAGATCCACTTCCTAGATTGTTGTTGATTGTTTTTAGCGTTTTTAACGGCCAAAATAAAATTATCCTCACCGGCATATGGGATGAATGCAGTTATCCCGGTTTCAGCTATACTATCGTAGTAATAGATACCAATTACATCTATCTTACCGCCACTATGTTGTCTTAGTTTTACATCAACACTAGATTTGTTGTGGGTAACAAATATGGATTTGATCTGGCATCGGCTAAATACCCCATCATGTATTTCAACCAATAGATCAACTTGGTTTACATCCGCTACGGGACTAAAAATATTAAAACCTCTGGAAATTAATATTTTTTGAATTTCCAATTCTCCTATTCTACCCTTTTCAACTGTTGTTAATGTCATCACGCTTTTCATAATCATAGTACAACTTGCTTTGGTAGTACATCTCATCACATTCTTCGCAACTGACAATGTCTTTTGGTTTTTCATCAAATGTTTTTTGATGATCGCAATTCGTACAATACCCCGTCCACTTTTTTGCTTCCTTAACTTTTTCAAGTTCCTTGGTTTCATTTTTAGCACGTACGATGTACCCCGGTATACCTTTGTTAAAAAACACTTCTGGATTATAAACTTCGGCTTCGCCAGCCTCATGCAATTTGACAAGCAGTTCGCAAGCTTGCTTGACCGACTCATAGCCGTATGTCTGGATCGACATGGCTACAATGCCACCCCATTTGTTTAAGCCACCTAAGCCATAGAAAGGATCAGCTAGGTTACCAAACACAGATTCAACAATCTTTAAAATATCGTGATTTTTAGAACTTGAAAACTGATCAAGGTCTAACACTTCTTTACCTTCTTCTTTTTCTTTATCTTTATTATAAGATATATCTTTATTATATATATTATTATAAGATATATCTTTAACATTTTCGGGTACGTTTCGCAAGCGTTTCGCAAGCGTTTCGCTAGTGTTGCGCCCATCATTTCGAGACCCTTGGTAAGTGTCGAATTTACAGACCTTTAGAGCGATCCCCTTTGTATCGCCCGTGTACTCCACAGAGTTCATTCCATTTAATTTCACGAGGGCACGTTGTATTTGTGCCTTTGTATAGTATTCTGTGCGAAAGCCAGACTTCCATGAAAGACCTTTTCTAATATCATCTAATGTACCAGACCATTGGCCACGACCGACCCCAGTAATATCGCCTCTTCTTTCTTCATCGCTTTTTTGCCAACCGCAATTCATCAAGAGCCAAATAAATAGCTCGCGTACTACCGGGGCTGATCTATAAACATCTGATCTCATCAACTTCCTCTGTAACTTTATGTAAGATCCGGCCATTCTGCTCCTAATCTTTCTTGCTCAACATTTAGCTTCTCATACAACCGCTCTTCTTGTATTAAAAGCTCTTCATTATGGCAATGCATATCACAATATCTTTCCTTCTCACCGATTGTATACACTGCATCCTCTGGATTAAAATCTTTTTTACAATGAAAACATTTTATTGTCTCTATTAGACCCACAGTCATTAATGGTTTTTTCATTTTTCAAACCTTTCAAAATATCGTAATGGGATGTACACCATAGGTTCTATATCTTCACTTTTATTACGATCAGTTCTCCCCCCCCATCCAATTCTTATTTTATCACTTGTATTAAATCTCCAATAAAATAGGCCATCAGTAAACTGTACATATAAAAATACCGGGAGATTAAATGTGTCATGGATCTCTTTAATGCCTAGATATTTCCATGCAGATATAAAGGGCTCATCAAATTTTGTAGATGTAAAATATTTACATTTTATTTCACCAAAGCATCTAAGCTCACCTTGCTGATCATATGCTGCAAAGTCTAAGTGGTAGTTCATTTTTAATTTTTTTAGGATAAGACCATATTTATCTTCGATCTTATCACACACTAATCGTTCGACCGCTAAAAAGGGTCTTTCTACATTATATTTTTTGGGAGCAAGGGCAATCATATACGATACATGACGTTTAACAAGAAGGATAATATGTAATACGTGTATATAATTGCCCCCACTACTAGCTAGAACGGCAGATCGTCAGTCTTTGGAGATAGACTATCTACCAATTTCATAGCACTTTCAAGATGCACTTTCAACGATTGTACGCCATCAATATCGGTAGCTACTTGCGGAGTCTCTACTGCACCCGGAGCTTGTTGGGGTGCTTGAGGAATTGATGGTTGTTGTACCAACGGTTGTTGTACCGGTGCTTGTTGAGGAGCTTGTTGAGGAGCTCCTTGTGCACCTTGAAACATTTCATTGGCTACTTGGCCATTTACAGTGAAATGTTGTTTGCCATCCGGTGTTGGTCTCTTTCCAATAGTAACGGGCATATTTGCCTTAATACCAACGTGCTCTAACATTTTGAGCAAGGTAGCAGAACATTGGACATATTGGCCGTCAACACATAGCCATTTTTGATTACCAAACTTATCAGTATAAGGTTGATCATAACTAAAAGTGACTGTTATTCCGGCTTGAGGTTCAACTGGGATGACTTTTTTTACCCATTGATCATTCATTCGGTTTCCTTTGTTTTTGTTAATGAAAATATTTTACGCGGTTTAAAACCAAAGCGTATTTCTGGTACACCAAATTCATCAGCATACCAATTCAAATAATTTAAATATCTAGTAGGGTCAGCATTGATCATCTTAAAACCAAATGTTGGCTTTTTACGATAATCCTTTTTTAAATAAAGCACACCCACCTTATTACACTTCCACTCTTTGGTCGCATAATACTCATTATATATATGTGCATATCCTAAAGACTGTATAATATGATGATCGTGAGCCATGCCCGTCTTGTTGTCTACAAGTACAATATCATCACCAATACGATATAATTGGTCAGTACGTCCAGCAAACATATGCTCTTCACTATATAAAGCAAATTCACTCGCTATACATATAGGATTATATTTATCATGCCATGCCATGTAGCTTTCCATAAATCTTTGAACATATTGCACCATAGATTTAATATTACTCTGGAGTCTCCATTTAACATCGACTTGATTCAATATGGCCATCTCTATCCATTTGGTATCTACAGTATGACCTTTTACTAATTTGTCTATTCCATCATGAGATACATTACCAAGTACAATTGCCTCTCCTAAAACAATATTTCTCCAATGACTATACTTTGCAATCCAATCATAAAAATGCTCGCCTTTAGGATAAGCTCGAGTTAGACCACTAGTCATACTAGCCTTAAAAACCTTATCTTCATCTGGGACATCGTTACGATAGTACCACCTCATACCATTCATCATAACCGTTTTTATTTGATCTTGCTCATACAATTTTGATACAATTGTAACCGGAAATTCTTTAGCCATTACGTAACTCCTTTATATATTTATTCCAATCATCTATGCTAACAAGCCATGATTTGCCCATTTGGAAGGCTCCTTGGATTTCACCCTTGGTAAATTTATTATAAATAGTGAGGTAACTAAGACCAGTGAGACTCTGGATTTTTTTAATGCTTAAATAAGCATTTGTAGGTTTTTTCAATTTGATTCCTCATGGTATGTGTAATACAAATTATAAAAATTGATACATTTGTGTCAACCAAATTGTATAAAGAACATAATATTTTATATAACATTTGTAACATTTGTTATATATATAATATATTTAAGTAGTAAAAAATATATATAATGAGTAAATGGTCTATAAAAATAAGTAACCAGAGATTAAGGCTTGGTCATAGTAGAAAAAAAATGGCACTATTAATTGGTATTAGTGAAAGTTCTTTACGTAGTTACGAAACAGATAAAAGAGATCCTAATTATAGAGTGTATGAAAAAATTAATAAATACTATGAATCAAAAAATATTTTTCCACCTCTCGATATTCTAATATCTATAATAAACGTGCCAAAAACGTGACACAACTATTTACTATTATTTATAAATAATTATAAATAGATATAAAACACCCTCGAGCCACTTATAGAGGATCTACACGGTAGTTCCCTCAAGACTGCGTGTCTACCAGTTCCACCACTTCGGCATTGTTCTCGAGAAACGGTTTAATTTAAAGGTAAATTTTGTTATTATGCTATAGTAAAACGTGCCATTTTCGTGCCAACTTGTGCCCAAAAAAAAGGGGGCAATATAAATATTGACCCCTTTACCACCTACAAAAGAAAGGATAATTTCTAAAAAGGTAGCGAAAGAACTTACTTCCTTACTTCAAAATGTACAAGGTCATCGAAGGTTTGAGACTTATCAGCACGCTTTCCACGGCCACTAAATCTTTGATCCATATTCCAGTCGGCTCCCCATCTTAGTTTTACTCCCAAATATCTAGCAGTAGCCATCATCAATCCACCAAGATACATAAAACCTTTTGTGTCTTCAAAATCCACGGGCCAAGGAGCTATGTCCACGGCCTTACCTAATTGATGATTACTTTTTTTATAAACACCATCTAGCTTAGATTTTTTATCAGCATATAGTTCTTGTTGACGTTCTCTGGATCTTACACCCTCGAGTATTGTAATGTCGTAATTCTTTACTACTTCATTTAATACTCGAACAAGATCTGAGTCTACCCCTTGTAGCCTAGATCGGGATCTTTTACCAAAGCGAGGCATTACAGTTTTTTAATTAATGATGCTTTGACAATTGTCCAGATCGCAATCATAATTTTACGTTCAACCTTTTCTGTCAAAAGCGGTATGTCAACGGCTTTATTCCAACCATCAATGACTTCATCTCTAACTTCATCAGATAGTAACTCTGCGGCTATCAATTCTTTTAACATTTCATTCTCCTATTTCATTATTAGATTTAAAACGATTGGAACTACAATAACTATCATAGCTCCCCACGTCATAATCACCGTAAGCTCCTTTTCGTGCTCCGCAACAGTACCATTTATTTTATCAAAGTGTTTATCAATTTTTGCAAGGCGATTAAAAATTGTTCTTTGCCTTTCATTTAATTGTGTTAGCAGTCTAATAACTTGCTCTCTATGATCAGTTTGATCTGCCATTTAGCCTACCCTTTACAAAGCTAATATCATCACTAATCTCTCTCCAAAAATCTTCTCTTTTAGAATCACTGGAATTAATTCTATCTACAAGCTTAATTGATATTGACTGAGCATTACTTATCTCAGCTTCCATTTTACTTATAGATTGCTTAATTGATTCCAGATCTTCGCTTTGTTCTTTTTGAGATTGGATCAAATTAAATATCATAAATCCAAATAATAAAAAAACGAAACCGGCTGCGCCTAGCTGCAAATAAAGATCCGCTACTTCTTGCATCTTAACTCCCTATTAATCCAATAATTACTTTCCATAATATTTTCTTCAATATCTATTTGAATATCTTCAATCCACCATTTTATTTGTTTTTTTTCTTTTTCCATTTTCTGGCTAGAGACAGTGGATTTAAATCTAGCTGCTGCTGGAACCACGCTACTTCCTCTTCCAGCTTTTGGACTTTGACTTGATCTTCTTGGATGTGCTTGTCCACTAGCTCTTGCAGTTGCTCTTGAGCTTCTTTTTGATTTCTCTCTAAGTCGTTTAACTTTGTCTCTAATCTGTAATAACTGTACGTGAGCATTGAGATTAGACATCCAATCTGTATTAGCCATTTGATGTTTAAATTTATCTGGAATGAATCATTTATTACGGCTCCATTAAAACTTCTGGCCCCATCTTTAAATTTTTTGTCCATTTAACCATTAATCTTAAATGATCTACTATATGATACATCTGTATAAGGTAAAAAAATACTTGAACTTAGTATCGAATCACTCTTAGATCTGTCCATATACGGCAAAATAGACACACTTTTTTTTCCATAAATAAAAATTTTTGCCACAATAGTAGCATTTACCTTATTTTTGGTGTTAATAAAGCGAGGCCGTTGTTTTTTACGCTTCTACTGCTTTTTTTATTTCAGCTAACTCAGCTTCTAATGCAGTTTTTTGATCACCAAGTGATTTAACTTGAGCATCAATACTTTCAATCTGTGCTTCAATCTGACGATATGAAACTTCAGACTTCACTTTAGCTGGTTGATGTTCTTTTTCAACTGGTGTATCTTTCCAAGCATCTGCTGGTGAAGAAGGTTGAGCATCAGCATTTTTCTTTGTGTATTTATTAGCCATTATATGACTCCTTTTCTGTTATTATTAATTGTCACCATGACAAATTTTATCCTTTGGTTTGCACAATTCTAACATGAGCAACCCAGTTTATATCTTTTGAGTTTTCACCCCGACATTTTAGTTTTAATGAATTGTTAGTATCATCAGCCTCACAAACAAGTGACCATGCGGATTGGTCTTCAATTAATGTTACTTGTTGAACGCTGCCAACTAATGCAGTCGTACCATTATCATTTTCAATTACTCCTTCAAAATGATACCCAGCATCTTCTCTTTGACCACTTACTCTTCTAGCAACAACTTTTACACTAAAGAACCAAGTGGCATCATCTGGAACTACCATGCGACCACTATTAAGACCGCCACTTAAAAATAATTCTGTCTCTGTATCATTTGTAGTTTGTTGTTTAGCGATATACTCAATAACCATTACTGAATTATCTTCAGCATCTATCTTTCCATTTTCATAAGCTACAGATTCACCTTCAACATGAAGTTTATGAGATGCATTATTACCAGTACCGATTCCCACAAGACCATTTTCATCAATTCGCATCTTTTCAGTTAAGTTTCCACCCGTTTCTGTAAGAATCATAAACTCGCTTGTAGTTGAGCTTATTCCATTAAACTTGATTTGACCAGATGCTGAACCACCATTGAATTGCAATATGGTTCCGGAATTAATAGAACCAGCTTGGTTTTCTAAATAAAGTGCTGGATGACCACCACCATTCGTAGCGTAAAATCTTCCTAAGTCACCAGTAGATTGGCAATCAAAAGTGTATCCCGGGCTAGATGTTCCACCAATTCCAACCTTTTGGTCTTTAATGACCATCGCTAAATCTTCTTCATAAGTAGTGTAAAAATACCATACACCATTATCTCTATTTTTAACTAGAGTTTTACCACCTACCCCAGCAAGTGTACCAGCAATTTTAAATTCAACATCACCATGATTAACTGCTGTTTGATGATAGGTTATATCTCCTAAGTGCTTATTTGCACTATGAGAACTAGCATAGAATCTTAACATTCCACCAGCAGCTACAGAAGTATCTCCAGTTCTAGTATCATGTAGTCTTATAGTTGTATAACCACTAGGATTATCAATAGTTAAATTAGCTGCTGAAGTCGTATAAGTTCCTATTCCTACATTCGCTGCACCAGTTCCAATCGTAAGCTTACCAGTTAAGTTATTTGTACCAAGTTTTAAATCACTAGAATCAGTAGTCGTAATCCTCATGCCATTACTAGTCATTCCAGTAAATGCCATTACATCATCACTAATACGAACAAATTTAGCTGCTGACCTACCTACTCTAAATTGATTGTCTCCATCATTTAAAATGTCAAGTGCATAAGTGGGGTTAGTATGATTAATTCCAATTCTAGCTTTTGTTCCACTACCATCAATTCTTAATCTTTCAGTTACAGTGCTACTTTTTTGAGTTGAAAATCTTATTGTATGGTCATCTTTAAGTGCCTTTATATTAAAAGCAGTTTCATTTGCAGTAATTGAAAATTGATTGCCATGATAATTTTTATTAAAGAAAATATTACCAGTATAACTACCACTTCCATAAAACAGTGTAAGATCTGTTTGTCTTTGTGTGTTAGTGTTTCCGATAGCTCCAATATCTAAATTCCCAAGAATATCAGTATTTCCACCCGAATAATGCTTAAGGGAATTAGTACCAGCATTGGTTTGAAATACAAACCCACGACTTGTTCCAGCTTGGAACACACTATCAGCAAAACTGCCACCAATAATATTAAAATTTTTATCTTTAAAGTTAAGAGTCTGTATTCCGTTTAGTTCTACAATTCCAGTATCTCCCGAAGAACTAGAAGTAATTCGTAATCTATCTCCACTTACATCTGGTACTGCAAAGTCATAATAAGCACTTGTAGTTCCACCAGCTTGTAGTCTTAATTGAGGGTCTGTTCCATCAGCAGTTGCATTTTTTAGTTCAAGCAATCTCGCTGGAGCAGTTGTGCCTATTCCGAAATTGCCTCCATTAAATATTCCAGTGTATTTAGTATGAGTACCCGATTTTGTACCACCAGAATTGTCTAGAGCGACCTTAATTCCAGTTATATCAACACCAGTCCCAGCCGAACTATCGGTTGCATCATTAACTTGAATATTTACACCAGTTATATATGCAGTTCCGCCAGTTGTAGCTTGAGTTTTATCATAATCAACAAGCT